AGTTTTATTATTCATTAAATTAATCATAACTTGAGATTGATAATATAAAGATGCAGCAATTTGTGCAGTTAAAGATTCTTTAATAACACCAGCTTTTGTAGATGTCATAGATTTAACTAATCCACTCGATGCATTAATTAAAGCGTAATTAGATTCCAATTTGCTGGTTCTCCGATCTCTTTAATGTTGAATTATATCCAAGTACTGAGCCAAAAGGGTCTGTTATAGGTGTTGTTCCAACAACTTCAAAAACAGTTGGTGTTTCTGTAGGGGCATCAAGTTCGGTCCAGATTACATCTCCATCTGAATTTCTTATGTTTGTAACTTTTTCTCTAAGAGTTAATCTTCTGCTAGTTCTAACTTCTAATGTCTGTACATATTCATATTTTAAACCTACTACAGTTCTATCACTAGTTCTTGATGTTCCTGAATTACTAATAATTCCCTTTGCATAGCATGGAACACTTTCAATAAAATGCCATTCTTTTTTTATTGCACCAGTCATTTCATCTTGCTCATCAAATTGCTTATATATATCTAAAGCCATGACAAACATGCCAGATACTAAATCATTCATCAGATCACCGTCATCTGGTTTAATACAAACGGAGCAAGCAACTGGTCTGCGTAAAGATTACCAGTACCAGATAAGGTATTTGAATTATACTCAAACTGCCAGTCAAACGTCTGTATAGACTTTATGTATTTATTTCTCCACATATCTTTATTGAAATAATCTTTCATTAATTCAATGCATGCTAATTCTACTTCATCTGGAACTACGCCCCAGCCAAATTTTCCTTGTACTTTATATTCAACATCTTTTTTAAATGCTCCACTATCGCTATAATTTATTGATGGTGGAATTAAACCATTTGCTGTATAAACTGTGTTATCTAACATTCCAGCACGATTTACCTTTAACCCAAATTGTGATGGAGAAACTTCTACTAAATAATTCCAATTATTAACAGAATTAACTGTATCTACTAAAAGAATATCGTTTTCATAAAGCTCATGTAATTGAACAATCCTAAATGGCAGCGGTAAAATATCTGTTCCAGAACCATAAACTAAAAATAATTGATCCTGTAAATAAAATTTTTGAAGTGTAAAATTTTCAATCTGTTTTCTTGCATACTTTTCTGCTTCCGCTAATTGAAAATAGGTTTTGTAATTTGGATCATGCGGATCCACTCCAATATTTAAAACATCCATGGCCTGAGTAATATCTGTATACGGAGGAACAACAAAAATTGGATGGACCTTAGAAATTGTTTCACCATTAACTTCGTAAGTCCATTTAAACTTTAAAGATCTTGGATATGCTGTTTCTTCATATGGCAAAAACACCTGATAGACACCAGTATCTATGTCTGTTTTTTCCGTATCTAAAGTTAATATCAGTTTATCTTCTGTTAACTCTGGTATAAGAGCAGGATCATCTGTAACGTCATAAACTTCTACTGTAGGATTAAAATCTGCATCAGAAATTTCTCCCTTATAAAACACTTTATGTTTTACTGGGGCATTGCTGTTAACATATATCTCTGCCATTATTTAGGCTATTAGCTATAAAAGTCCTGAACTTCTTTTGGACTAGCTAATCTAAAGCCATCCTCCATATCAAAAATTTCTTGAGCATCTTCTTCTTTCATTGGAACAAAGGGATGATCTTTTGTAAATGTATAACCCATAATATCATATCTAAAATTATGTCTTGTCATCTTAACAAGAACTTGGTCTTTTTCAATTTTAGTCTTATCATATTGTGGCAAAACTTCAATTTCTTCTGTAGCATCTTCTATGTCTTTTGTTGTTTTTTCATATACTTGCCAAGTAACGCCTTCTTCGGCAAGTGCAGCAATGATGCTATTCTTATTTGCTTTTTCTTCTAACTCTACACCGAAATCTTCGGCTACTTTCTTTAGCTCGGATACTTTTAATGTGTCAAACGACATATTGACTCCTTTTTCTAGTATTTTAATTATAGCATTGTTAAATTAAAATGAAAAGCCCCTAAAATTAATTAGGGGCCTTTCTAGGATTAATTTAATTAAGAAGCGACTTTAACGTTCTTAACAACTACCCAAGCGTCTGCCTGCTCGATCTGAACGCCAACACGAGTATACATTGTGTACTCAATTGAGTCCTTACGTGGCCAGAAGAAGCGGTATACAGTTACGTCACGCTTGATACCAATAACAACGTTATTTGGGAATGTCAAGTGTACGTCACCGTGTGAACCTGCGTGTCCTGAATAATCTCCAGCTTGTGTTTCTGGAAGAAGTGGAACTTCAACAATTGGAATACCAAATGCGAATGGAGCTACGAAGCCCGCTGGTCCACCAAGACCTGGCTGATCGCCACGGATAATGCTTGAAGCAATATCCTGTGGGTTAGCAAAGTTTGTTGAATTAGATGTGCTGTATAGATAATCCTGGATCAAGTTTGAACCTGCAAGGAATCGCAAATCTGTACGGCGCTGCTTGTACTTACGTGGAAGTGCCTTAAGTGCAGAATTGAATACTGCACGAGAAATTGCTGCACCACCTGCGTCTACAACGTGGCCATACTCCTTTGCCTTCTTAACTACACCATCAAATGACTTATAAAGTGCATCTGAAGAAAGGTCTGTATCTCCATTGAGAATAACATCTTCAATGTCGTTACCTGCCTGTGTTGCCATCATTCTGGCAATATGATCTTCTAGATCTGGACCTTCAATATTGTCTTCAAGAGACTCAGTTGAAAGCTCCCAGTCCATGCGAAGCTTCTTTGTTGTGAGAGAGATCTTTGAGAAAGTAACGGCTGCGTTAGTTGCAGTATTATCTCCTTCGGTTGCGAGTTTCATAAGTTTCTCGCCTACACCGATACGATCAATCTCGGTGGTGTCAGCCTTCATACGTACTGTACGTGCAACTTTACCAATTACGGTTGCGTCGAACATGTAGTCGAGGAATCGAGCTGACTGTTCTGGATTGAGAAGACCACCGTTGCCATTTTCAGAAGCTACGTGGATTCCTGAACCTCCAGATGTTGATGCAAAAGAACCAGTAGCGGTTGTACCAGCTGCGATTGCTTTTTCTAACATTTCATTGCTCATTGTATATTTCACCTACCTTATTTAATTAGTTCGTGTACGGAACCGAGGAAAGAACCGTTCCATTTTGATTTTGTGATTGTTACTTCCTGAGACCCGCCGAGGTCTGAGGACTTCTTAAATGCAGTATCTGACTCTACTGCGTCGACACGCTTTTCAACGGTATCGATTGTATTGCGAATATCCGCAACAGTTGCGCTAAGCGCATTGTGCTTTTCAGCTAATTCTGAAATCTTGCCTTCAACACTCTTGCTGAATGCTTCAACAGTTTCTTTGATTGTTGTAACCTGTGCTGCATTTGACTCTGTAGCCTTTGTAAGAGTTTCTGAGAAGAATCCCTTAAGGTCTACAAGCATCTTTGCAAAATCAGGTTCAACCTCAACTTCAACTTCTGATACATCGGCTGCTTTTTCGAGGGTTTCGGCAGGAGCGTCTTCAGTGACAGCTGCTGTTTCAGCAACTGGTGTTTCATCTACAGCTTTTTCAACTGTTGTGTTTTCGGTGTTTTCTGACACTTCATTACCTCCTTCTGCGTTTGCCTGTTTTGCAATTGTTTGTGTTTCAGGCAACGTCAATCTTGTCTTCTTGAATGAAGCAAGAATTCTATCTATTTCTTTTGATTTGTTTACATCATTAGTTTCTACCCAACCAATTAAAACTGTTTGCTTTCCAGTGATTGGTGAAACATATTTATCTTCTGTTGATATAAAAACAGAGTCTGTATCTTCGCAATAAAAAATATTTTCAGTAACAACTTCTGCTGCAATACCTTTAAACATAAGTTGTCCATTAACTTTTGAAATTGATAATACATTACATAATTCATTAGCTGGAGAATCTACAATTGAAAGTTCAACTAGATCATATTCTTTAATAAAACGAACTGATTCGCCATTTGATTTATTAACTTCATTATCAAACTCTGTAATTTTTCCGCCGATTGAAAAACCAGAAAGGGTTCCATCAAGAACTTTTTCCCAAGTATCCTGTGCGCCCTTTGAAATATAAACATCTACATACACGCCATTATAAATATTTTTTGAAATTGGATCGAAATAAGTTTCTGGTTTAAAAGAAACAAGTTTGCCAACCGCAAGTGGTGTGTGCATCTCACGAATGTTTCCTCTGAAATTTTCAAAAGCTTTAAGGCTTGCTTCAGATGTTACAACATCTCCAGTTTGATCAACATTGTCCAATGTGGCAAAACCCGAAACGGTTCTGCGTTCACGGTTAACTTTAGTAAATGGAACTGACAGACTAATAGAATTGCCATCAGAAATCCAATAGGACTTTTCGATATTCATATGCTCAATTTTACTTACATATATATAAAAAGGCAAATAACCAGTTGCCTAATAATTACCCTACAACCCTACCGTCGCCTTTTGCCTGCCTGCCCTCTCCAGATTTATCTGGAGAATTTGCAGACCTTTCTGCATCCCTGGCTCTAGTTTTACCAGCATTTGCAGCTTGATCAGCTGCTACCTGTGGCTTTAATTGAATTACTTCGTCTCCACCCTCAATTGGGACCATTCCCTTTTTAATT